AACTACTCCATTTTCATCTAATACTCTGATTTTTAATTTTGATATTTTAACAGGTCCAAAATACAATTTAGTGTTAAATATTCGGTCTGTATAGTCTTCAAAACTTTTGTCATAATAGTTGCCTCTATTTGGTATTAAGGCTAATATATTTGACACACTATAAGTGAATGCTTCTGAACTATTATTTTTTAATTCAGCATTAAATCTAAAAAGTTTACTTTGATTTTTATTAAAGTCATCTACTTCCAATAAAAAATAACGAGTACCTATTGTATTCGCAGTCGATTCAGGATTAAATCCGATATCTAAACTTAAGGTTTTAACATGATTATAGTAAGTTTCATTATTTATGGTTTTAAAAAAATTATACTTTAATTTTCTATAACCTAATATCCAACCCAAATTTAGAAATGCCGGTCTATTTGGGGTTATTTTATCACTAAAGTTTAAATCAAACCCCCATTTATAACCTGCGAGTGGTTGGTTTCCGCTGCTGTCATTTACCACAAATAATAGTTTGCCTGTATTATTAGTTTTAACTATTTTAATAACTTTCGAATCAGGTTGATTGTTTTTAAAACAATCATTATTTATAATAGTTACTAGTTCTGTTACACTATAATTTCCATCTGGAATCGTAAAGTCTTCTGTAGATATTGAGTTTTGAGAGATATCATTAGTTACGCTATTATATTGAAAAAATGTTACTGAAAACTTATTTGTTCGTAAATATTCAGAAATAGTATAATAACTATTTATTAACTCAATCGAGGCTAATTTTAATGAAACTACATTATGATATGGGTCATTTAATTCAATTACAAAGTCTGTACTACTTTTACTATTAGATTCTCTAAATTTACTATTTATTGATAAAATAGACGAGGAGGTTTCTCTCTCTAATGGATTTACTAATCCTTCTGTATATCTGTTTAAATATCCTTTCACAAATAATTGTTTTTTGGCAGGTTGCCGATTGATATCTTCATCGTCAAGTAGATTAGATTTAAAATTTGTGTTATTTTCAAGTAAGGCACTAATTATTTCTTCATTTTCTTTATAATAATTAATATTATTAGGGTCATTGGGGCCATTGGGACCATTGTCTACGGCTAGAGCCGCTAAAGGTCCTAGAGAATCCATGGAGTCTATCTCCATTGAGTTATTGTTTTTTAGATTAGAATTAAAAATTTTAAAGGCAGCCTTTGTATAAAACTTAATTAATTTCTCTTTATTTTCTGGCAAATCATCATTATCTTGAATACTAATTAATGATATTGTTTTCGATAAATAATCTTCGATTTTTATTATATCTATTTTATTATCCGTAATATTAAATAACTTATATAATTCCTCAACTGAATAATTATTTATATTTAAATCCATATATAATTATAATAATACAATTATTACTTATAATATTACTTATAATATTATAACTAACTTAAATAATATTATAACTAACTTAAATAATGTTTAAAAAGGAATTACAGTTATTAAAATGTTTAATTCGAGTAAGCTAAACCACCCATGCCCGACATAATACGAAGGACGTTATAGTTAGTGGCATACACGCGGACCTTAGCAGTATTGGTGCCACCAACAGTCGCATTAGAAAGCACAAGCTGAAGAGTGGCGTTGTCAATACGCGAGAAATTGCAGGTGCCCGATGGCTGGTGCTCCTCAGGGCGAAGAGCAAAAGAGTAGACATTAATGCCAGTGTCGGGGGTTCTAGTGTGGTGCTGGAAGGGCTGAACGAGGTCAAAATAGGTGCCTTCACGCTCAGAGAACCGGTCTTGGCCGTTAAGCTGTAATTTCGCGGTGACGACTGGGTTCTCGCCCCAGCAGTGCATGTCAAGGGAAGTCTCAGTTAACACGAATGTGCCGGCATCCGATACTGCGGATTGGAAGTCAGCAGCGCCATTGGTGGCAACTGGACGTAATTCAGATTGTGTTGTCGAATTCACCCATCCAGAGTGGTTGAAGTTGGGAGCCTGGTAATCCCAGCCAGGGAAGGTGACAGCATCGGTCGCTCCTGGGTCCTCGAATAAGCCAGCAGTGTTAATGAACTCATTCGGGCCGCTGACAGAGCCAGGACCAGCAAACGCGTGAATGCCGTTGGGCAACACATCAATCGCATCAGTGTAGTTAAATGGCTGGGCGCCAAGAACACTGAATAGAGTGGTGCCAGTAATTAACGACGCGCAATAATCAACATTCGCGTCAGGCTGGACAACCCAAATAAGCTCTTTGCAGGGGTGGTTAAAATTTAATTTAATCTTGTTAGACGAAGAGCCAACCGACTCATCGCCTGTAAACTGAAGCTGCTCGATGAGATACTCGTGCGCGCTTTGAGCCATACGACGGCGCTCCTCTGTGTCTAAGAAGACATAATCAACATATAGCGACGCAGCAACAAGCGACATCTGATATGCGGTGGAGACTTTTAATGAGCTGGTAGACGAGGTGTTGTTTAGCGATGTCACAGCCCATAAGCACTCATCAATCGGGCGAAGGTCAAGATTAATCTTGATTTCGTGATACTGAAGAGCAATTAAGGGGAGCGCAAGGCCGGGGTTGCGGCAATACCAGAACTGTAAAGGAACATAGAGGGTGGTCTCTGGAAGAGCGTTGCGGGGCGCGCAGACCTGGGTGGGCGCGCTGGTAGCGCAGGGGCCATCAACCGCCGCGAACGAGGGGTCAGTAATAAAGGTTAATTGGGTGGTGTTGCCAACCATCTTGTAATAACCACGCTGCTGCTCGCTGGTAAGAGTTAACTGATTCCAGATATGCATCCAGTCACCATATTGACGGTCAATGCGCTGGCCTCCAATTTCAACCTCAACAATCGAGATAATTTGCTCACCGGGGAAGTCTAACCAGCGAGCAAACACACCGCTCTCAGAACGGTGCTGAGCGCCAGGGCCATTCGGGACGCGTGTAGTGGGGGTGGGGTTCATAGCTTGGTTAATTTCTGGTAGAGTAATTTGTAAATATGTGCGGTATGCTAAATCACCATTGCGAGAAATAGTGCATGTTACACGGCGGCCGAAGTCAGCCTGTCCGTTAAATGTTTGCTCAATCGATTCCATAGCAAAGTTAGTGTAACGACGGTATGTCACTTTCCAAAAGGTGATCTGTGGATTGCCGGTAAGATAAACATCTTGTGCGCCATAAGCGACGAGTTGCATTAAGCCTCCTCCCATTTTTATAATATAACAAAAGAAAAAAAATTTATAAATAAAAATTAAATTAAACTAATAAATAAAATTCTTAGTTTAATTTGCTTAATTTGCTTAAAAAACAAGTATTTTCTTAATATATTAAATATTATGTATTTTCCTTAATATATATAAATATTATTTAATTAAATATATATAAATAATAATAGTTATAATATGAATAATTTTAAACCTAAAAATCTAAAAACAATTATTATCGAAAAACCTAAAGAATCCTTGGATTATAAACATGAAAAGTTTTTAGATGAGTTTATAAAAATTTCTGACGAAATTATTCCTAAATTAGAAAATGATAGAAAAAACTTATTATTAGAATATAATAATAATAAAACATTTGATGAAAAGTTAGAAATTAAATATTCTATTAAAACAATAGATGAGGCAATTAATAATCTAAAAAAAAAGAAAAAAAAATATTTTTTAGATAATTCTCCCTATATATTTAACTATTTTGAAGAAAAAAAAAATATATCTAATACAGCAAGTAATAAGATGGTACTAGAAAAGTTTTTTAAGATTTCGGATTGCAGTGATAATTGTTTAACAAAAAATAATCTAAATATACAAAAATATTTTTCAAATATTGATCCAACTAATATTGATATTAATAATTTTATTTGCGAAGCCGACATATGCAGAATATGTAATTTTGGAGAACTTATTCATATAGAGCACGAAGGCTTGTTAGTATGTAATAATTGTAGTGCCAATCTTAAATATATTATTGAAAATGATAAACCAAGTTATAAAGAACCGCCTAAAGAAGTTTGTTTTTATTCTTATAAAAGAATAAATCATTTTAGAGAGATTTTGGCTCAGTTTCAAGCTAAAGAAACAACATTAATACCTGATGATATACTTGAAAATATAAGTCAACAAATTAAAAAAGAAAGGTTAGATATTAAAACCATTTGTAATAAAAAATTAAAAGAAGTGCTTAAAAAATTAAAGTACAATAAATATTATGAGCATATACCCTTTATAAAAGATAAATTAGGGGTTCGTCCCCCTATAATGACTTCCGAATTAGAAGAAACGTTGTGTAATCTTTTTACAGAAATACAAGTTCCATATGCGAAGTTTTGCCCGGAAGAGCGTGTTAATTTTTTAAATTATTACTACACTATTTATAAGTTATGTGAATTGCTAAATCAAAAAGAGTTTCTGCCGTTCTTTCCGATGTTAAAGGATAGAGAGAAAATAATAGAACAAGATGAAATATGGAAAAAAATATGTCAAGAACTAAATTGGCGGTTTATTCCTACTATTTAGAACTAATCTAAGCTATTCTTAAAAAACTTCTTCCAATTTTGCTTGTAATAAACATTCCTATACCAGAAGCAATTTGTAAATACAATATATTTGTTTTCTTAGTACAGCAAACTAAATAAATAGATAACACAATAAATGCTAAGAAAAACATCCAAAA